TTATGATAAACTTACTACTTGAACGGTTTTATCTTGGTACTAAATATACAGTTGGAAGGTTGGCTGTAGATGGTATGTATCTATGTGATACATTAGAGGATGTGGTGAGAGATCTTAATAAAGATGGTGATTTGCTTGATCCTGGTGAGGGTAAAATTCCAAAATATACTGCTATACCATTTGGTCGGTATAGAGTATTGGTTACAAGGAGTCTAAAGTTTAAACGTGATTTGCCAGAAATACTTAAGGTACATGATTTTACCAGTATAAGGATTCATGCTGGAAATGGTATTGATGATACTTCAGGATGTGTTCTTGTAGGAGAAAATAAGATCAAGGGACATTTAGTACGATCAAGATATTGGGAAACTATATTAGTTGAAAGACTAAAGAATTTTCTTTTGTATGGACATGAACTTTATATAAACATAACTTAATGGAACGTAATAGACTCAAGGACAAAAAGATTCTAACTGCTTCTCAATTTCACACTTATGCCAGTGAGATAATTAGTAGAGCGGAATTTGCAGCTAAATTGGGATTTCAATTTGGAGGTGACAGAGATTTGTATCAAGCCTTAGGTTATGATACCACACTAGTCTTTGATGACTTTTATACTCGTTATACTCGGCAAGAGATTGCAAAGGCAGTAATAGACCGTCCAGTAAAGGCAACATGGCAAGGTTCTTTGGAGCTTATTGAGTCAACCAAAGCAGAAGATACTCTATTTGAAAAAGAATGGGTAAGGCTCAACAAAAAGTTTAAATTAAAAACAAGACTGTCAAGAGTAGATAGATTAACGGGGATAGGTAGATATGGAGTCTTATTACTTGGTTTGGATGATGTCAGAGGGAATGAAGATTTTGAAAAACCTACAAGTGGAATAAGGATATTAAAATATGTGAAACCTTTTAGTGAAGGTACTGCAAAGATATCTAGATTTGAATCTAATCCTAAAAATGAACGTTATGGAAAACCTCTGTTTTATTCTATAGATGTTAAGGATTTGAGTTCTGGAGCAAGTCAAACTATTAAAGTTCATCATAGTAGGGTTATTCATATCACAGACGATCCATTGGAGTCTGAAGTATATGGTACTCCACGTCTTGAACCTATTTGGAATAGATTAATGGATATTGAGAAGATTTCTGGTGGAGATGCAGAGATGTTTTGGAGGGGTGCTCGTCCGGGTTATCAGGGTTTAGTAGATAAGGACTTTACTATGACCACTGAACAGATGAATAAATTGAAGGATGAGATAGACGAGTTTGAACATAATCTGAGAAGAGTCTTTATTAATGAAGGTGTCAAACTTGAGGATCTTAAACAACAGATTGCTGATCCTTCTACCCATATAAAAACTCAATTGGAGTTAATATCTTCAGAAAAGGGTATTCCGGTTCGTGTATTAATAGGAAGTGAGCGGGGAGAGCTTGCAAGTACACAAGATACAACGGAGTGGCTTACATTTGTTCAGGCAAGAAGGGAGGATCATGCAGAACCAAATATTGTAAGACCTTTTGTAGATAGGTTGATCGAATTGAAAATACTTCCAAAACCGTCAGAGGATTATACAGTGGATTGGAAAGATTTATTCTCAATAAGTGAGAAGTCTAGAGTTGAAATTGGTAAAGGACGTGCTAATGCTTTACGTGAGTACACTTACAATCCAATTGCTCAAGGTGTAATTCCACCTAAGGCGTTTATGATGTACTTCTTAGGATTTACAACTGAGCAAATTACTCTAGTGGAGCAGATGCAGAAGGAAGAGATGGGGGATGAGTTGAATGATGTAATTAAGGAAACAATAAAATTAGGTGCTAAACCAGTTCCAGCTTTTAGTCCTGTAGCTAATAATGTACTTGTAGAAGAATAATGGAAACACTGATAGTAAACATATCAACAACTAAGTATGATCCTACTCATACAACTGCCTTACGTCAGGCTTTTGTAAGAGCTATGAAAAAGAGATTTTATGAACTTAAGAAAGTTATTGTTACTACTGTTATCACTCAGAACTGTTTTGGATTAGATAGGATTGTAACTCATCAAATGATTCCTCCTGGAAACAGAGTTTTTGAATTCATGAGGGACCCAGCTAAGATAGATGCCTTTATGAGATGGTTACAAATGCAGGTGGATAAAGGATTATTGTCAGTAGCATCTTATCAGCAGTTAGGACAAGCAATTGATGAAGCTTGGATAAATCTATATATTCTGGATTCTTACAAAAGAGGTGTTCAAAGAGCAAGATATGAATTAGGAAAAGCTGGTTTTCCTAATATTACTACAATAGAGGCTGCTGGCGGTATTGATGCCGTAATGGGCTTACCATTTCATATGGATCGTGTGGCTTTAATTTATACAAGGGCTTATAGTCAGTTAAAAGGTATTACGGCAGCAATGGATGCACAAATTAGTCAAATACTTGCACAGGGTATGATTGATGGAGATGGTCCGGCTTTACTTGCTCGTAAGATAGTTGCTGCTATTGATGGAACAGGAATGGGAAGGTTGGGAATGACTGACAGTCTTGGCAGATTTATTCCAGCTGAAACAAGAGCTATAATGTTGGCCAGAACTGAAATAATTAGAGCTTTTCATTTAGCCACTATACAAGAATATAGGAATTGGGGATTGGAAGAAGTATTTGTAATGGCTGAATGGATGACTGCTGGAGATGAAAGAGTGTGTGAGAAGTGTGGTAGTTTACAGGGTAAGATATTTACATTAGATGAGATAGAACCAATGATTCCTAAACATCCTAATTGTAGATGTATTGCTTTGCCATATTTAAAGGAATTAGCAAAGTATTATATGTAAATTAAATAAAAGGAGGAATGAAAAATGCCATGGAGTGTAGGTGATGTAGATAAACATAAGAAAGGACTTTCTGATAAACAGAAAAGGCAGTGGGTTAGAATAGCTAATTCTGTTCTATCCCGTTGTATGGCTAAAGGAGGTTCAGAAAGTGAATGTGCCGGTTCTGCCATACGTCAAGCAAATGGTGTGGTGGGTACTAATAAAGTAAGTGGATTGTATTCTACTTACAAAACTAAACAAGTAGATTATGAACCGAAACTTGTTATTCATCAGGAGAAAGCGTATTTGGTAATTCCTGTTGTAATGATGGTTGAGGGAGTTCATAATGGAAGTCAAGGACCATTGTTACATGAAATTGCAGAAATTGGTAAGTTTCCTGCTTCATGGAATGGCATTCCGGTTGTAATATACCATCCTGAGATTGATGGAGAACCAGTGTCTGCTAATTCGCCTGACATTATTGACACTCGTACTGTTGGTAGAGTTTACAATACTGAAGTGGATGATAAAAAGTTGAAAGCTGAGATTTGGTTGGATGAAGATAAATTGAATTCTGTTTCTGCAGAGACATTAGAACAGATAAATTCTTCAAAGAAAATGGAAGTGAGTCTTGGTATGTTTACGGAGAACGATATGAAGCCTGGAAAGTATGGAGATGAAGAATATGATGGTACTGCTCATAGTTATCGTCCTGATCATTTGGCAATATTGCCAGATGAGATAGGAGCCTGTTCTATTGAAGATGGTTGTGGAATAGGTGCAAATAAGGAAAGTAAACCAGTTATAAAAGGTTATAGTTTTTCTCTTATTGGTAATAATAAGCAAGAAAGTTTTAAAGAAAGATTGGATGCAGCTTACAATGCTCTTCGTGAATTAGATTCTAATGAATCTCATTATTTGGAAGAGTTATATGATACTGAATTAATCTTTAGCAAATATACTAAAGAAGGAGTTAAAATGTATAAACAAGGTTACAAGTTCGAGAGCGGGAAAATCGAGTTAACTGGTGACCCTGTTGAAGTCCACAAACAAGTGGAATTTGTAGTTAATAATAGTATTAATCTTAAAAAGGAGGACAAGAAAATGTCAGACAACAAATGTCCCAAATGCAAAGAGAAAATCGATGCCCTTATTGCAAATAAGGAATTTGGTTTTGTCGAAGCAGATAGGGAATGGCTTGACACTTTAACTGAGTCTGCTCTCGACAAGATCTCCCCAAGGGTGATCGAAAAAATTGTTGAGGTTGAAAAGACTATTGAAGTGAATAAGCTTGCTCCTGAAGATCAGGCTGCACTTGCCTTTGGTAAGAAGCAGATGAAGGAAAGGAGAGAGCTGTGGATCAAAGGGATTCAGGCTAACACTGAAAAAGGTGTTTGGGCTGATGAGAAGCTGAATAAGATGGACGATGATACCCTTGAAAGTATCTTTAAGTCCGTATATAAGGAAGAAGAGGTTCAAGTGAATTATGGACCATTTGGAGGGGAACCCATTAACAATGGGACAGAAGAAATTGAGCCCCTTTATCCTGTAGGTGTTGAAATTAACGAAGAAAAGTAAGGAGGATAAAAATGGCTTATAATTCTGTAATTATCAAAAGTTATGCTCACATCATTAGTGAATTTGAAGCTCACGCTGCTATCTATCCGGGAGACTTGGTAGAAATAAATAGTGATGGAGAGGTACAGAAACATAGTGGTGCTGGCAAAACTGCTGGTGCAATGTTTGCACTGGAAGATGCTCTTCAAGGTAAAGGCCTTGGTGTTAACGGAGCATATGCTGCTGCTGATCAGGTTCGGGTATGGCATGCTGTACCAGGAGAAGAAGTATATGCTCGCCTAGCTGATGAGGAAACTGTTGTCATTGGAGACTTTGTTGAATCCAATGGTTATGGCCAGTTGAGGAAGGAGTCCCGTGCTCCAGAGAGTTGGGAATCCGCCGATTCACAGGCTGCTAAATCTATTTATGATCGCCATATTGTTGGTGTTGTTCTGGCTGCTGTTGATACGACTTCATTGTCAATAGATGAATCTGAGGTACGCTCTACAGAGCAGTACGTACGCATAAGAATAATTTAACTAAGGAGGAAATTTAAAATGCCTAAAGTAAATGTTGATTTAGTTGCGAACGGTCAGGCTCAAGGTGCTGTTGCTCATTTTCTTCAGAATAATGGTAGGCTCGATTTAGGGAGAATGAGACCGTTTGTAAATCAGAAAACTGGAAAAGCCTACGTGACTATTTTCAGAGGTGGTGATCCAAAAGTGGCTTCGAACTGGGCCACAGTCCAGACAAACTCTGGAACCCTTCGTAGGGATGAGTGGAAACAGCTTGATGCTGCACTTTATGAAGTTAAAAGGTATAGACTGGGTGGTGTTGCAGATCTTATTGCGAATGGTCTTACCTTCCAACTTGGAAATGCAATGGGAACTACTGTTCTTGAATGGCATGACGTGAATGATCCTGGTGAGGCTATCTTATCAATGGATGGAATAACCAGAGGTCCTAACGACAGACCAATTTATCAGACTAATTACTTGCCAATTCCAATACTCCATATGGACTATGAGATTAATGCAAGAGAACTTGCTGCAAGTCGTAACCTTGGTAATCCTTTGGATACAACCATGGTTGAGAGAGCTGCAAGAAGAATTCTGGAAAAACAGGAAAATATGTTGTTTACAGATGTTACCTTTGCCTTTGGTGAAACAGATGACAGGGTCAGGAATAAGATTTACAGTTATGTGAATTTTCCTGACAGAAACGTTGTTAATCTCAGTATTCCTTGGGATCACTCGGCAATAACTTCTGCTGGTATCCTACAGGATGTTCTTGAGATGAAGAAAGCCATGAGAGCTGCATACTATTTTGGAGATTGTATGTTATACATTCCAGATGAGTATGAAACCGTTCTTGATGACGACTATGACACAGTAACTCCTGGTACAACTGTTAGGGAGAGGATTATGAAGATTGATGGCATTAAAGGAATTAAAGTGATTGATACACTTGCAACTGATAATGTACTTCTTGTCCAGATGACTCCGGATGTTGTAAGACTTGTACAGGGTATGGGACTTCAGAACGTTGAGTGGAATTCAGAAGGAGGTATGGTAACCAATTACAAGGTTATGATGATCTCTGTTCCACAGATCCGTTCAGATCAGAATGGTAAGTGCGGAATTGTGCACATGTCTTAATTAACAAATCAGACTAATCAAGTCTTTTTTAATTATTTAATGTTTTAATCAAAAATTTTTTATTATGGAAAGAACAAGAAAAACAACTAGTCCTGCTGATGATAGGATTCGGTGGAAAAAAATAGGAGGAGGATCTGCAAGATTAACAATTGATGGAGTAAAGAGACTTATCCCACCTGGACAAATATTTAGGGCTTCACCAAGGAATATTCCTGAATCCTTTCGAGATGTTATTATTCCTTTGGATTCTTTTGTAAAGGTGGAAGAACATGTTATAGAGTCTGTGAAAACTATCTATAATGTAGTCCCTAGAGGTAAGAGTAAATCTTTATTTGATGTGGTTGACAAACAAGGTAAAAAGATGAATGAATCTGTTCTTAGTAAGGAAACCGCTGAAAAGTTTAAAAGGGATCTTGAGAGATAATGTGGTCGGTTCCTCGTATTTGGGAAGGTGGTGACGTTTGGATCATAGGGGGAGGTCCTTCTGTTCCAAAACAATTTGGTGTTCCAGAGAGTATAATAAAACAGGTAATCAATGGTACTCTCCCTCCAAGCGCATACTCTCCTTACATGAAGGATATTCACGAATGTCATGTTATTGCAGTAAATATGGCGTATAAGATAGGAAATTGGATTGATATGGTTGTCTTTGGAGATGTTGGCTTCTTTTTGAAGGAAGAAGGAAGTCTTGCAGCCTTTCCGGGATTGAAGATAGCACTACATCCTAATACAAGAAGTACACCGTGGTTGAAGTATATAGCTCGTGATACCTCTAAAGTGAAAGGACTCAGTTCAAATCCACAAATGGTTAGTTGGAATCAAAATACAGGTTCTGCAACTATTAATATTGCTGTTCATACTGGTGCGAAGAGAATAATACTTCTTGGATTTGATATGCAACTTGGATCAGATAAAATGCAACATTGGCATGATTTGTATCAGAAGGGACCTGTAATATTAAGTGACAAACGACGAGTTCGTAAGTTACCATTTAATAGACATTTGGCAGGTTTTCCGCAAATTGCAGACGATGCCAAAAAGTTAGGTGTTGAAATTTTAAATGCTTCACCTGATTCTGTTATTACACAATTTCCGAAGTTTTCAGTAAAAGAACTTTTATACGATAATAGCTAATGAATGTTGTAGTATTGATGGGAGGATTAGGAAATCAGTTATTTCAATTTGCTTTAGGTTTAGTATTGGAAAAGAACGGAAAGCAAGTTGTATTTGATAATTCTTGGTATACACGAAAAGGTTCTACCAATCCAGCATATCTTCGCCCTTATTGTTTAGATAAATTTCA